CAATGCTTCAAAAATTAAATGCTGGACTAAAGTCTGCTGAAGGTCAAAAGACAATGGAATTTAATAAAGACACCTTAAAAGTTCCAGACCCACAATCTTTCCAAGGTGGCAGATTAAAACCAGTTAGAACAAAAAAGAAAAAGAATCCTTATGAAAAGGAAACTAAATCTACTATGAAAGAAATGAACAGACCAATCATGGACAAGGCTAGTTTAAAAAGACAACAAAAGAAAGTTGCCGAGACTAAAGACAGAAATGCACCAAGTGCAAAAGTTGCGTCTAAGAGAATGGGAGGTACTATGGTTAAAAAAATGAACATGGGCGGGGTAATGAAGAACCGTGGTGGGACGTTCAAAGGCATTTACTAAAGGAGAATAAAATGAGCAATAGATCTAAAGTTGGAAAAGATTTTGTAAAGAAAGATAAAGAAAAAGCTGCACTTAGAATTAAAGCTAAAGCCAAAGAAAAATTAACCAAATCTGGTCCGCCTTCTAAAAAAGAATTAGTCGATAAAGCAGCCAATCTCATGTCTAAAAGAGAAACTATGAGAACTGAAGGAGCGAATAAACAATTTGGTGAAAGGGTAGCAAAAAGATTGAGAGAATATGGTTTATCTTCAAGAGCAACGATGGATATTAAAAATATGTTAGATGATAGAATCAAAAGTGTTGGTCTATCTGATTTACGTTCAAATGTATCGGAACCTTTACGAAAAAGAAAAAAATTAATAAGAGAGTTAAAAAAAGAAGGAGCAGCTAGACAAGTACCTGCCATGATGAACATGGGAGGTGTGATGAAAAAGCGTGGTGGAACCTTCAAAGGCACTTTCTAATGGGTAGACTTTTTAAGATAAGAAGAAAGTTAAACAAAAAGCCTAGTAGAAAAGTAAGAATAGTCAAGAATAGGTTTTCTGATATACTGGCTCCAGGTAAAAAAAGAGTAACGAGGATTTCATGAGTAAAAAAATAAAATTTACACACGCACAAGATTTTAAAAAAAACATAAAAGGTGACTTAAAAAGTGCAAAAATAAAAAGACAAGACAAGAGAAATCCAGTTAGAGCTTTAGCAAGAATAGTTGACGATGAATATAAATTGTCAGATTCAGGTATGTATGATGAAGTACATCTTGGAGGAAAAGTTTACAGTTTAAAAAACAGAGAGCCGAAAACACAACAATATAAGCCTCAAAAAGATAAAGATGTAGGTCCACCTAAAATTAAAAAAGCTATGGGTGGTGTTATGAGAAATCGTGGCGGCACTTTCAAGGGAGTTTACTAATGGCAGAACGAGAAATAGCAGGCATGGTTGAAAAGGCAATGGGCGCTGGTGGAGATATAATGCCAGAAGAAAATAGTTTGGATATTGAATTACCATCGACCATGGAAGAGTTACCCGAAGGTGTTGAACTTGTACAGATGAAACTGTAGAAGTTGTAGCCGAGCCATATAACCATGATGCTAACTTAGCAGAAGTTTTAGACGATGGTGTACTAGGATCTTTATCTTCAGAATTACAATCAAAAGTTCGAGAAGACATGGAGTCAAGATCTGATTGGGAAGAAGCTATTGCCAAGGGACTAAATTTACTTGGTATTAATTATGAAGATAGAAGTGATCCTTTTCTTGGTGCTAGTGGGGTAACTCATCCATTATTGAGTGAGGCTACAACACAGTTTCAGTCCCAGGCTTATAAAGAGATGTTACCAAGTGGAGGACCTATAAAGACCCAGATATTAGGTGTAGCTACAAAACAAACAGAAGATCAAGCTCAAAGAGTAAAAGATTTCATGAACTATCAGATCACAGAAGTCATGGAAGAGTATGATCCAGACACAGATCAGATGTTATTTTATTTGCCACTTACTGGGTCTACATTTAAGAAAGTTTATTTTGATCAAGCCAAACAAAGGGCAGTTTCTAAGTTTGTTCCAGCAGAGGATTTAGTTGTTCCATATTCTGCCTCTGATTTAATGACGGCGGAGAGGGTTACGCATGTAGTTAAAATGTCGTATAATGATATTCGAAAACTACAAGTGGCAGGAGTATATAAAGATGTGGAGTTATCTACTACAGACTCTGGAGAAAATGAAGGAAGTATCCAAGGCACTACTGATGAGTTGCAAGGACTTCATCCAAACTATTCTGATGATGTATATACACTTTTGGAAATCCATGTGGACCTTGATCTGGAAGGTTTTGAAGATCCGAATGGAATCATGTTGCCGTACATTGTCACGATTGATGAAAATTCCAGTCAAGTTTTATCGGTGGTTAGGAACTTTAGGGAACAAGACCCGTTAAGAAGAAAGAGACAATATTTCGTACATTTTAAATTTTTACCAGGTTTTGGCTTTTATGGTTTTGGTTTATTACACACAATTGGTGGTTTGTCTCGTGCAGCCACTTCAATTTTACGGCAGTTGATAGATGCGGGTACGCTCTCTAATTTACCAGCTGGTTTTAAGGCTCGTGGTGTTCGTATTCGTAATGATGATGAGCCTCTTAATCCTGGGGAGTTTAGAGATATAGATGTTCCAGGTGGTGACTTAAAAAACTCAATAATCCCCTTACCCTACAAAGAGCCATCTGGAACACTAGCACAACTTTTAGGTGTAGTTGTTGACTCTGGTAGACGTTTTGCACAAGTTGCAGATGCAAAAATCAGTGATGTTAACTCACAGGCACCAGTTGGAACCACAGTTGCGTTGATTGAGCAAGGCTCAAAGATTATTTCTAGTATACATAAACGACTACATTACGCTCAAAAACAAGAATTTAGAATGTTAGCAGAGATTTTTGGAGAGAACCCAGTTCCATATCCGTATTTTGTTGGTAACATTTCACCAGAAGTAATGCAACAAGACTTTGATGGACGTATTGATATACTTCCAGTATCAGATCCGAGCATATTTTCTATGGCACAGCGCTTGTCACTGGCTCAAACACAGTTGCAAATGGCACAACAAGCTCCACAGATACATAATCAGTATGAAGCTTTTAGGAGAATGTACGATGCACTCGATATTAAGAATATTGATAGTATCTTACCTCCTCCACAACCGCCTGCACCAATAGATCCAGCGACAGAAAATGCTAATTCTATTAAGGCAGCGCCTTTACAAGTGTTTCCAGAGCAAGATCATGAGGCTCATGTTCGTGCTCATGTGACATTTTTGGCTACACCAGCAGCGCAAGTCAACCCACAAGGGTTTGCACTGTTACAAGCACATGTTCAAGAGCATGTTGGACTGATGGCAAGGGATCAAGTGACTAAATTCTTCCAAATTTCTGTGCAAGAGGCTCAAGCGAGGGGTGAAATGGTTCCTCAAGTTGATCCTGCCGCCTTAGAAGCCGCGATAGCACAACAAATTGGTGAAATATTGAGTGAAGTTATGCCATCTTTACAGCCACAACAACAAGTTGATCCGCTTGTGCAGATTAGACAACAAGAATTAGAGAATGATACGGCTGAAATACAAAGAAAAGTGGCAAATGATCAAATGAACTTTCAAGTTGATCAAGCAAAACTAAAACAAGCGTTTGATTTGGCACAACAAAGGTCACAACTACAAGAAAACATCGCTAGTGATAGAAATGATGTGAATATTTACAGAATAAACACGCAGGCATCTCTAAAAGGTAGATAATAATGGATCCAGTTACAATATCCGTTGCTGTCGGTGTAGCGTCAAAAGCGTTTAATGCCATCAAGGCTGGTTTCGCAATGGGAAGAGACATAGAACAGATGTCGGGTGACATTGGACGTTGGATGGGAGCCGTATCAGATGTTGACAATGCAGAAAAACAAGCAAAAAATCCTCCCTTGTTTGGTAAACTGTTTAAAGCAGGTTCTATTGAAGAAGCGGCAATGGCTGCATACGCTGCAAAAAAGAAACTTGAGGATCAAAGATACGAGCTCAAGGTATTTTTGAATATGACTCATGGCCCTGGAGCCTATGATGAACTATTGCAGATGGAAGGTCAGATCAGAAAACAACGTCAACAAACTATTTATAAACAACAGCAACTGAGACGACAGATAGGTGAGGGTATTGCTTGGTTATTTCTTCTTTTAATTCTAGGTGGATTTTTATTATTACTAGCTAGTGTATTTTCTAATAAAGCATATGGTAGTAATTACACATATGTGCCAAAGCCATACACGAAACAACAACTGGAAAATCAAGGCAAGATCGAGAAAAAAAAGTATACAACATGCCGTTTAAAAAAAAGAATTAAATCTAAAACGGGTCAAATGGCATGTATATACTTAGGCAACAATGAAACATATGAACTAATGATTGAGAGTTGGTGTCCAAAACAATATAAATGTATTTATAATCCTTGGGGTAAAGAACCCAACATTGACGATGTAATTAACTCGTTAAACAATGCAACGAAAGGTAAATAAATGGAAAATATGATATTAGATGCGTGGAACGATTTGACTTACTTAGAAGGAATATTATTTACATTTTGGCTTTTTATCTTATATTATGGTAAATGTTGGATAGATAAAAGGTTTGAAAAATGATAAAATGGTTATTAAGGTTATTAAGTTATACTGGAAGAGTAGGTATTACATCTAAAAGAGAACTGTCTAAGCATAGACTTCATACTGTAAAATCTAATGGTGGATTTAGGTATGAAGATTTGTGTATGTAGGAGAAGAATGTGATTCAAGCTTTAATAGGACCTATAGCTAACTTAGCAGGAGCTTGGTTCGAAAACAAAGTTGAGAAGACAAAAGCCGAAGGACAAGCAAAAGTTGCAGAAGCTAGAGCTCGTGCTTCTGTTGCAGAGAAGGTAGCTACTGGTGAAGTTGCTTGGGAAGGCAAAATGGCAGACGCTACAAATGAAAGTTGGAAGGACGAGTTTGCCTTAGTTGTGCTACTGGCTCCCGCAATTTTGGTGTTCATACCTGGGATGAAAGAATATGTTAAAGAAGGATTTGATATATTGGCAACTTTGCCAGAGTGGTATCAGTACCTTTTATATATTGCAATTAGTGCAAGTTTTGGAATCAAGGGAGTTGGACAAGCTGCAAAGATGTTCAAAAAGAAATAATGAATACAAACAAATGTCCAGAATGTGGTTTTGAATTACCAGAAGGAAATTTTTGCCCAGAATGTAAGGTGAGAAGGGTGGTATTATGACAAAAATAGTAGAAACAAATTTTGGAACATTAGTAGATCCTAAAAGAATAGCAAAAGGATCTGCGTCTTCAGTTATTAAGAAGGGTGCTTTCTTTATATTTTCAATTAGAGTTGATACTGATGATGTAAGAGAATATTCTTTTACAGATAGAGCAAGAGCAGAAAAAATGAGACAAATATTAATTAGTTATCTTGAAGAAAAGATTGTGAGAGGAAAAAGAAATGCAGGCTAAAAAGAAAAAAATAAAAAAAGTTATAAAAGGACTTAATAAAGCATCTAAATTACATGCTTCACAAGCTAAAAGTTTAAAAAGTGTACTAAGAAATGGCAAAAAGAAAAGATCCTAAAGTTGGAACTGGTAAGAAACCAAAAGGTTCGGGCAGAAGACTATACACGGATGAGAATCCAAAAGATACCGTCAGTATCAAATTTGCCACAGAAGCAGACGCAAGAGAGACAGTTGCAAAAGTTAAAAGAATCAATAAACCATATGCGAGAAAGATACAAATACTTACAGTCGGTGAGCAAAGAGCAAAAGTCATGAAGAAAACAAAAGTGGCTAGTATTTTTAAAAAAGGTAAAGAATCAATAAGGAGAGCACATGGCAAGGATTAGGCAGTTTGCAAATGACATGGGTATGTCATATAATCAAGCTAACAATTTAGTAAAAAAGGGAAGAGCACTCAAAGACGGGGGGTCTTCTGTATTGGAGAGCACAATGAATCAAGCAAAGCCGATTAAAGCAAATAACGGTAAAATAACTAAACTAAAAAAAACTACCCCCAAATCAATTATGGGTAATTTTAAAAATATAGTTAATCAATCCGTTTCAGGTAAGATTAGTACAGAAGAGGCAGAGAAAAAAATAAAAAAACTAATGTTGAGCAAAAAAAATGGTGGTGGGAATAATTTTGGGATGTTAAGTGTTAA